CGTGTGTATGCCTTAGACTATGAAAGTTAAACTTAATCTTCAGATTATTTCTAATGACCTTGGAATAATATTTTTCTGTATCTGAGTCACAATACACTCCATTTTCCCTAACGCATACAAGGTTTAGTTGTGGGAGATCCAGCGGGATAATAGACTCAATTATCTTGTAAATATCATTTCCGACATCATCTTTTTCAGCTCTTTTATATAAAGTTGTGTAATATTTACCATAAAACAACCTATTTTCTTGCTGTCTTATTTTTTCCTTTTTAAGCTCACTAATAGTCCAGTCATCAAGCTTTACTATCCTATCAGATTTATACGTCTTGGGCGTACCTATAAACCACCCAAAGCCTTTTGTTTGACGTGTCATATCAGCATACCTTTTATACACCGACTTATTGATATGCAATGTCTTATTTTTAAAATCAATATCATTCCATGATACGCCATAGGCTTCTGACTTCCTTAATCCTGCCATATATCCTAGTATGGTTGGTATGTAGAATGGATGACCTGGTGGAAATTTATCCAGTATTCTTTTAAAGTCTTTTACGCTTATAACGTATCTTATAGAATCTCTTGGCTCAAATCGAGGTATTTTAACGGGCGACGCAGGGTTAAACTGAATCAGTTTTAGTGGCTCTATCGCATAATCAAGTGCGCTGGATAGTGTCGTAAATATTCCAATGGTATATGACTTTGAGTAGCCCTTTATTTTAAAGTTGTTAACAAACATTTGAATGGCTGTAGGGTTTAGTGCTGATAACTTATACTCACCCAATACAGGTTTTATGTGGTGTTCAATATACCCTCTATAGTTAAGTAAAGTATTGTACTTGTAGTTTAGCTTGCAATACTCTTCAAACCATAGATCCATGTAATCCGATACCGACATATCGGATGCTGTAAATGTAAGCCCAGTATTATTATACTCATTAAGGGCCTTAGTGCCAGCTTCTAGTGCTTCCTTTTTAGTCCTAAAGCCACCTTTAGACTTTTGCTTTCTTTTGCCACCAACTGAAGCTATTTCAAATCGATATTCCCAGTTGCTGCCACGCTTTCTAGTATTTACTTCTGCCATTGTAATTTCTCCTTTCCTGATGTATAATTATATTATAAAAGGACACACTTATAGTGTGCTTTTGTGTGCATAAGAAGTAGTGAGTCCGCCAAGATTTAGCTACTTCTTTTTTGTTTATCTTTTTGATTTTCTGTATCCTGCCTCTATTGCTTCTGTTTCAGATTTGAAAATCAATATATTATCCTTATGAATTTTACCATAATATTTACCACCTGGTAGGTGATATATTTTTGAATTTTTATTAGCCTGTATTATAGTTTCATCAGTACTTGCATTCTTATTAACAAGGTAATTTCTATACCAGTGTATTTTATTAACAAAATCATTTGGTAAATCTAGCAAATCGAAATAGGTAGCATATATAGACTTTAGTGATTCATTATATAAATTAGCCTGTTCTGTGAAGGTAACTATATCATTTATAAATGAAAGTCTTAACCTATCCGAATCAAGTAGTATCAATATACAAAGAATAACAGTGTAAACATCTTTCCCATTGCTTTTAGGGACAAGCATTTCTGAAGGTACAATCGTGCTAATACCTGTTACTGAGACATTTACATGGTCCTTGTATGTTAGAAATTTGTAGTTATGTACAATTTCATTTCTGTACAGTCTGGAAATAGTTAGCATGTTTTTTATTATACCTGCTTTATCTTTTACGCTGCTACTGATGAGTCGTTCTGAAACATAATCTTTTTCAGTATTATTCAAAGCTTCATAAAGCTGTATGGCAGCATGAAATTCAACGTTTTTAAGTAATATCCATGGTGGTATATGGTTATGTTTGGCTAAATAATGTTTTGTAGGATATCCCATTTTTCGGATATTTTTATATATTTTGCCTAATATATCTGCAACTTTTATTTTTTGCCTCTTAGTTTTAATACTTTTTCTGTATTTCATTTTATCTAGATAATCTTTTGTATCGACCCCAAACTCTCTAGCCAAAATATATGCTAGTTCATTTTTGAAAAGGGTCTCAACCATGAACAACCTTCTGACAATAATATTCTGAAACTCATCATTTATGATGTAAAAGTTGTACAAATCTTCTATAGTTGTGTTGGGCTTAAATATTTCCTTTCCGTCAGGACATTTATCTATAAAAACTTCTTTGCTACCATTTACCAAATCATAATATGATAATTTCCTTATTACCTCGTCTGCGAAGTCCTCATTATTTATTATTAAATTTTTTTCATACCTTAGTTTTTTAAACATTGCCCTCTTATCAAGGAACGGCTTGTCATATGTAAACATAGTAATCCTTTCTAAAATGAAAGACACCAGATTAATAAAATTAATCTGGTGCATCCTTACGGTACTTCTCCTACTGAGAACATCCGTGGTCATTTAATTAATTCTATTATACCAAACAAATATGTATTAGGCAATAATTTTTACTAAATCTCCTACACAAATAGGCGATTTAGCTGGTCTATCTACTGGTGATATTTCCGACTCGTTCACGTTGATTTGATCATAGCTTACTAATTCGCTAACAAAATCAACAGCAAAAGGTGTTAGAACATTTCTTTTTTGTCTTTGTACTTTTCGGCATATTGAGAACTGGTCGAAGGTCTCGTAAATCTCTAACTCATCTTTTATTGTATCGAGTGTACCTAATACGAACTCAGTTTTTGGATCTATTATTTCTTCACCTGGGATGTAAATTCTTACTTTTTGGGCAATTTTTGCACCGTCATCTATCCCATAATTTATGATCAGCTCGTTATTAGACAATATCTTTATTACTTTGTAACCATTTTTTACGAACATAATTTACCTCCATTTACTCAAAAAATATATAAATAAAAAATTATAGCCTAATATTTTCTAACTATCCCGGATAACTTACCAATAATATATGGATTGTCTTCCTCTTTAACCATTAAAGGTTCATATTTACTATTACAAGGCTGTAGAGTGAGGTAGTCATCATTCCTGTATACTTTCTTAAGCGTAGCCTCACCATCCACTAGCACAGCATATATCTCACCGTTGGATATGGGCCTATCTTTAATTATGAGGGCTAGGTCTCCATCATTTATACCTACATCTATCATTGAATCACCTTTAATCTTAAGGGCAAAATCTGCCTTATATTCTTGACCCAGTAAAAGATAAGAATCTATATTCTCAGTAGCTAATATAGGCTTTCCTGCTGCAATAGACCCTACAATGGGAATTCTATTTACCTTAGTTATTGGTGTTAAATTACTGGGTAGTGGACGTTCTTCAATGGTGTCTTCACTTATGGTACAATACAACCATGATGGACTAATATTTAAGGCGTTAGCGATTAGCGTTACTTTATCCTGTTTAGGTGTATATTTGCCGTTATAGTAATCAGATATAGATGAGGCACGAATTCCAGTTAACCTAGAAAGTTCAATTTGGGTAATGCCACTTTCATCTAATACCTTCTTAAATCTTGTGTGAAAATTTTCTGCCATATAATCACATCCTTTCTTAATATGGATTATACAGTATTCCGTATAAAAAGTAAAGATTAAAAATAAAAAAATACAGAAAACTGTTGACATAAATAATATAATTGTGTAGTATATAATTAAACGGAAAACCGTATAAAACGAACGCAGTTAGAAAAGAGGTGATTATATGACTGTTAGATACGATTATAGTAAATTAAGAGGGCTAATAAAAGAAAAATGTGGCACTCAAGAAAATTTCGCTAAAGCTATAGGAATATCCAATACCAGCTTATCTCAAAGATTAGCAAATAAAGTGCCATTCAATCAGATAGAGATATCCAGGGCATGTAAAATTTTTGGATGCACAATCCCAGAAGCTGATGAAATTTTTTTTAAAATTCAATAACGGAAAACCGTATAAAACGAACGCAGTTAGAAAAGAGGTGATGAGAATGGAAAAGATATTAATTTTATTGCTACTAGCAACTAATATATACGCAGTATCAAAATGGGTGTATTGGTCTAGAGGTTTCATTGGTGCTTTCTGTATTTACCAAGAAAAATACGGCAAGCTAAGTGAAGATGAGCTAAGAAGATTAATGAAAAAAGCCGTTGACTATGGCATCAAAAACACAATCAACGACTTAAGTGGTAGAAATTAATAACCTAGATGTTTAGTGATGATTTGAGTAACTACACCAGTAGCAATTTGAGTAAGTGCTTGAATGGATGTCGCACCTATTTCTTTTGCTATTGACTTAGTGGGTTCCCAAATCTTTTCATTACGGATATTTGCTAATACTTGATGTCCATCATAAGTTAACCCATTTAATTTAGAAAGCACATCACCTATGTGCAGTTGCTTTGGCAGGAACACAGCATCAATCAATCCAGCTTCGTATAGCTTTCCAGATGAATAGTCTAATTCTTCTATTGGATACTTAGGAAGTGCTTTGCTTAGTTTGGTAAGAGTTGATTGGGTTCCGTATTCGATACTTTCAGCAAATATAAGTATGTCGCGCATACAGTCGGGGTTAAGTTTCATATTTTCACCTCCTCTCTAAAGAACATTATATCAGAGATTAGGTGAAAAAGAACACAATCAACAGTAAGGGGGTGATAAGAGATGTATAAATTGCTAAAAGAAATTTTAAAAGAGTTAAAAGGTATAAGAAAAGAGCTTCATGTTATTGCGACTAACACAAAGCCCTTAAAACTTACTGAGAGTAAAATATTAGAATTCTCTCAAATTACAGATACTTTAAAATTTTAGTTTATTGTGTATTCCTTCCAAGGGATTCTAGAATGGTCAATATTAGCTAAAAAATTTACGATATCTTTTCGGCCGTGGTACCTAAAAGTGCCTCTACTGTCTTGAGAGGCTAATATTATTGGTATTGGGCCAAAAACTGGGAGTAAACTATTTCTATATTCCTCAATTTCACTTGAAGTATTATTGAAAAATGAATTTTTAACAAGAACTATTGCAAAAGTTACTCCCTGTTCTTTAATAATGGATCCAGTAAAACGCATGATTTATTGGGCTCCTTTCTATAAATTTCAGCATTGCTGATACCTAAATTATAGCACAAGGAGATAAAAAATATATGTTAAGGGGGTTTTAAAGTGAAAGAATTACTAACTGTGTCAGAGGTAGCTCTGCATTTAAAAGTTAATAAGAATACCGTGTATAGCTACAAAAAGGCAGGTCTTCTTAAGTTTATGAAGCTTGGTAAGTTGAAGTGTAGGGAACAGGACTTAGAAGATTTCAAGGAATGGTGCGTAGGGAAAGATGTTACAGATCCATTCAACGTAAAAATACTAGAAGAGAATTGAGGTGGTTAATTTGAAGGCTATAGATGATTTTCTAGGTGCAATTTGGTATGCCCTACTGATAGGGCTTGAGTATATCAGGATGGCTTGGTGTAAGTGGCAAAATATATAAGATTTAAGGGGGTTTAAAAATGAAAATAGCAAATGACATTAATAAAGTTAATGAAAAATTAAATAAGAAGTTAGTTGATGAAGGTGATATATTGTGCATTCTAGCTGGTGTTGCTGGATCGCTTGAGAGTATCATGCAAACGGGTATTCCAATTATGCTACTGATGGCACAAGGTGGTGACGACACTGGGCTTGTTCGAAAAGCAGTAGATTTTACGAAGAAGATCCTAAAAGAGTGTATTGAGTTGCTAGATGCGATTAAATACGAAGATTAGGGGGATGATTTAGTGAGAAGTAACAAGGTGACAGCTTTGGAAAGAGTATACGATTATTTGGCTGATAATCCGAGTGCAACTAATAGGGACGTGGCGGATGATTTAGATATTAACTATGATGTGGTAAAGGCCTATATAAACAGGTTGAAGGTGAAAGGTTTGATAGAAGTTAAGTTTGAGGGAACAACCAGGGTATGTGAAATAGTTAAAGAATACCCAACATCTATACCAAGAAAACCGAAGACTTACAAGCAGGAAGTTTACTATGAATTAGTTGAGGGCTACAGGCAAGATTTTAGGGAGTGCGTGACTTTTGATGAAAGGTTAAAAGTCGGGCGAGAAATAAGGATCATATTAGCAGATATGTAGAGGGGGGTGATTAAATTGAGGGTGGAAGATTTGGAAGCAGACGACCTGAAAGACTACTTAGATTACCAAGAGTATCTAAGATCAGATGATTATCTTGGGTGGCAATACGAAGAAAGCGACGACTAATAATCGGAAATCAGTCAATCGCTTTAAAACATTTAGTTAAGTTAATCATATTAATTATAACACAGTAAAGGAGAGTAATACAATGATAAAAGTTGAAATTGATGTTAATGTAAGAGGTTTAGATTTTTTAAAAGGTTTTATAGGAGCTAGTGTAGGTCCCGGGATATCAGAGGATAACGGACCTG